GGATAGAAATGAAGTCGTGGACACAGATGGGCAGCTACGGCGACACCGCCCAGCTAATCACCACCGACCTGATCGGTGAAGGTCGCACGAAGAAACAGAAAGGGACGAAGAACGCCGGCACCATGGCCAACGTCTTCGCCTTGGCGAACACCGACGCTGGCCAGCTAAAGGCCATCACGGCGGCGGCCAGCATTTCGAATTACGCCTTCAAGGTCGAACTGAACGACAAGGCCGGCGCGCAGGTGAACAACAGCTTGCGGGAATTCTATGGGCTTGTGATGTCGGCCCAAGAAGCGGGGGGTGGGCCGAATACCGTGCAAACCTTGAACGTCACCATCGAAATCAATTCCAATATCGTCGCTATCGCGGCGGTATAACCGGAGGGCACCACCATGCCGCTTTACCCCGTCGCAGGGTGCAAGTTCTTCATCAGCACCAACCCGTTTACCGAGCTTGCAGTCGATGCCGTCGTGGGTGATTACTCGGCGGTGGTCTGGCTGGAAATGAAGTCGTGGACCCAGATGGGTTCATACGGTGACACAGCCCAGTTGATTACCACCGACCTGATCGGCGAGGGCCGCACGAAGAAGCAGAAGGGCACCAAGAACGCCGGGACGATGGCGAATGTCTTCGCCCTAGCGAATACTGACACGGGCCAACTGAAGGCTATCACAGCGGCGGCGAGTATTTCAAACTATGCCTTCAAGGTTGAGTTGAATGACAAGATTACTGGTCCGGGCGTCAACAGTACGCGCCTGATGTACGGGCTGGTCATGCAGGCACAGGAAGCCGGCGGCGGGCCGAATACCGTGCAGACCTTGAACATGACCGTGGAAATCAACTCAAACATTGTCGCCACTGCTGCGACATAACGGAGGTCCGCTATGCCGCTCTATCCGGTTGCCGGTTGCAAGTTCTGGATAAGCAACCTGCCCTTCACCGAGCTTGCTGTTGACGCCGTGGCCGCCGACTATTCCGGCGTCGCGTGGGTGGAGGTCAAGAAATGGACGCAGATGGGCAGCTACGGCGACAGTGCCCAACTGATCAACACCGACCTGATCGGTGAAGGCCGCACCAAGAAGCAGAAGGGCACCGACAATGCCGGCAGCATGGCGAACGTGTTCGCCACCGATGTGCTTGACCCCGGCCAGATCAGGGTGCTTACGGCGTCTCAGGACGTTAAGAACTACGCCTTCAAGGTCGAACTGAACGACAAGGGTCCGGGCGTCGGCGCGCTCAACAGCACGCGCCTGATGTACGGGCTGGTCATGCAGGCCCAGCAAGCCGGCGGCGGGCCGAATACCGTGCAGACGCTCAACGCCACGATGGAAATCAATTCCAACATCACGAACACGGCAGCGACGCCGGGCACGTTCCTGATGATGGCGGATGGCGAGCAGCGGGCCTACAACGAAGGCGACGAGATACCGGAAGGGGCGACGCTGGTGGAAGCACCGCCCCCGGAGGAACCGACGCCCGAGCCCGTTCCCGAGCCCGCCCCTGAGCCGCCACCGCCTGCCGAATGACACGCAAACGCAAACCGGGAGTGACTGACTTGAACGATGCGACGAAGAACACCGAAAGCGCCATGGAACTGCTTGACCTGTCACGGTTCGATGCCATGCAGGCCGCGCAGGAAGCCGGGCTGGATGTCGATGTGAAAGACCCCACGGGGAAGAAGATCGGCTTCACGATCAAGGTGGCGGGGCCTGACAGCGCCCGCCAGCGCAAGGCCATCGAAAAGCTGGCCGCCGAGCGGATGGCCAGCGACGACCCGACGCCGCTCACGGCACAGGAACTGTACGACAGGCAGACGAAGGGCTTGGCGTCATCCACCATTTCATGGTCGCCGTTCAAGGTGGACGGCGTGCTGCTGGAATGCACCGAAGAGAATGCCTATGCGATCTATAATCGCTTCCCGTTCATCCGCGATCAGGTGGCCGAAAGGGCAGGACGGCGGTCGGCTTTTTTCACATCGTCGAACACAAGTGCCGACTAGCGATCAGGGAGTGGGTCAAGGGTCGCAAACCTGTCTTCCCGGAAGTGGCCGAATACCTGTTCGGCTTTTTCCGGGAATTATGCTGGACGCGGCGACCCGGTTACAGCGCGCCGCTCAGTCTGGAATACCGGGAAATTGAAGCGTGGTGCAGGCTGACACGCAGGACGCTCGCACAGTGGGAATTGCGGGTGCTGCTGGAAATGGACATGACCTATCTGGAAGCACTCCGTGAGAAGGAAGAAGCGGAGAGGGTGCCCGAGAGCCCCATCCCCGGCGAAACCCTGTCGCCACGGCCCCTGACGCCCGAGCTTTTCGATAGCATCTTCAACAACGACAACCTGCCCCGGCACAAGCGGGGTGACGCCTGATGTCCGCTGAGCTTGGCATCACCGTCACCACGACCGGCCTCCATGAAGCCGTCCCGGATTTGGCCAATCTGGCGGGCCAAGCCGGGAAGACCGAAGCTGCCGTCACCAGTCTCGGGCAGGCCACAGCCCAGCAGTCCGGGCAGGCTGGCGCGGCGATCACCAAGTTCACGCAGGCGGCCAATACCCAGTTCCAGCAGTCGGGCGCGCAGGCCGACACCTACGCGGCGCGCATTGAGAAGGCCCTGAACATCCACGGTGGCGGCGGCCTCGCCCAGTTCGGTTCGATGGTCAGCGCGCAGCTTCAGAAAGCTGCCACTGAGGCTGAGCAGTTTCAGGCGCGCATCAACCGGGCGCTGAACGTCAAGACCGAGTTCAACACCGAAAGCCGTGGGGCCGACATTGCCGCCTATGGCGCGGAACTGGATCGTCTGCGGAACCGCTACGTCCCCCTCGCAGCGGCAGAAACGCAGCACCTGAACAGCCTTTCCCTAATCCGCAACGCGCATATGCAGGGGGCAATCAGCGCGGATGAGATGACGGACGCCATCAACCGGGAAACCATGGCGTTCATGCGGCTGGAAGCGGAGCAGCTAAAGGTAGCGGAGCAGGCCAAGCAGGCGGTGGCGCAGCGCGGCTTACCTGCACAGCCGGGTCAGTCTGGCACGAACAATCAGGCGGGCACGAACCGCATGATGCAGACCAACCTGATGTACCAGCTTCAGGACATTGCGGTCACGTCCGCGATGGGCATGAACCCGGCCATGATCGCCTTGCAGCAAGGCACGCAGCTTGCCGCAGGTATGCAGATGATGGGCGGGGCCAAAGAGGGCGTCATGGGCCTCGTTGGCGCGCTCAAGAGCATGTTTTCGTGGTCAAGCATCCTGCCCATCGCGATCATCGGCATCGGCGCGGCGTTCTACCAGTGGGTGACTTCGTCCAAGAAGGGTGTCGAAACCCTTGACGAGGCGATGAAGAAGCACAGCGAGAGCATCCGCATCCTTGACCAGCTTTATGGCGAGGCGGCGGCCTCGGCCAAGCTGCTCTTCACGACTGGCGGTCAGGCTTATGCCGAAGCGCTGGCAGCGGTCGATGTGGAGCAGTTGCAGAAGCAGCTAAAAGAGGTTGGCGAGACGGTAACCTCAAAGGCGCGTGGCGACGAGCCCACCGTTGCAAATCTCGGGTTGTTCCGGGGTGAGGGCATTGAAGGGGTCACCGAAGCACGCGGGCAATCGGGGTTTGCGGCGTTCCAGCCCGCCTTGGACAAATACCTTGAGCAGGTGCGGCAGGGCTCAAGCGACACATCGAAGCTGTTTGAGGAAATCGACAGGCTCGTCAACATCGACCCTGCCGGGCTGATGACGGCAGGCGAAAGCCTGAAGCTCGTCGTTGAAGGTGCCACCGACCTTAAGCGCGAGTTCGCTGGCTTCGAAGACCCGATTAACCGGCTGAATTTGGCACTCAAGGAAGGCACGCTCACCCCGGAACTGTTCAGGGAAATCGCCGACGAAACCGCGCGCATCGGGGTAGACACTGACCGGGTTAAAAACGCCAATGATCTGCTGAAGACCTTCGGCGATATTGCGAAGGTCAGCGATGCGTTGCTGGAGGGGATCATCAAGCGCGACGCAATTGCGCGTGCGGCGACCTTGCAGGAATTGCAGCAGGCGAGCCAAAGGGCAAGAACCGACGATGAGCGGCTTGAGACTGTTCGGGCGCTTACCGAAGAGCAGCAAAGGTATGCTTCCGAGATAGCGCGAACCGCCGCGATAGCGCGGGCGCTGGATGCGGAACAGGAACGCATCGACAATCAGCATCTGGAATATCAGCGGAGCTTGGCAGACGGGCATCGAACCACGATGCGACAGGCAGAGGAGGAAATTGCGCTGCTGGGGCTGCGCGGTTCCGCTCAAGATGTGACGCGGCGAATGCTTCAGGAAATTGCCGCGATTGAGGAACAGGCGCGCAAGGCAGGCATCGATGCGTCCGATGCACGGTATCAAGAATATCAGGTCATGATCGATGCAGCCAAAGAGTTCTACAAATGGCTGCTGGGCATCAAGGAAGAGGAAGAGGCCATCTTGCGGGGGCGCAGCGCCGCCCAGACCGACGCCCAGATCAAGGCCATGTTCGCCACCACCGACGCCGAGCGCATCGCGTCGGCGCGCGAAGGCGCGATGGCCGGGAAGCCCGCAGGCCCCGACACCACCTTCGAAGGCAA